TGAATCGTTTTAGTAGAACAGCCACTGGAACAGGATCAAATGCCGTCGTAGAACTAAGTCGTAATCGTGGGGATGCGGCTCGTGCAGTGGATGGTGGCCCATGGTTGGGCTTTGCTTATGTGGGCACAGATAATACACAAGCCAATGCTGTTCAACATTTAATTCAATCACGCTATCAGACTTCAGGCAATCACCAATTACGCTTTTTACATGCAGCAGGTAATTATGCCTCACCAACCGTGATGGGTCAAATTCAGCGTGGTAGCACATTCTTTAACAACACCAGCGGTGGCAACATGCTGTCATTGAGTGACACAACCGCCACCGTTCGTGGAACTACTACCACCATTGCCAATAGTCCAGGCACTACAACCTATGCTACCTTTATCCCCACCGCGGTGACTTTGAATGGTGATACAGTAAACTTACGAAACTCTGCTGGCACTACAACTTATGGTTTGTTTAGTAGCACAGGCACTACAATTACTGGTGCTGGTCTAAGTCAGATTACAAGGACCACTGTTGGCACACCAGGTGTTGCTGAAGGACGCCCAAGTTTCAACATTCAGTTGAGCCGTAGTGATCAAGTGGCACCAAATGATAATGATGGCACTGGTTTCCGTTATCGTCTAAATGGTTCAAATGCCACAGACTATACCATTGCTGATATGAGTGCAAACTATAGAACTGGTGGTGATAATATATGGTCATTAAACTTGGCCAATGGCGATCAAACAACAGGCACATTCAGTGGTTTGACAACAATTCAAAGTAAGATTACCGCAACTACAATCCGTGCAGGTACAGCCAGTGGCACACCAGGTGGCTCAAGTGTTAGTGATATTATGGTCATCAGTGATGCCAACATCCTAAACAATCGTGCTCATCGTAATGCCATTACAACAGGAACTGTTGCTCGTGGTGGTGAATACGCAGTCCCAGCCACAGCCAATGGCAGTATTGAATTGACCATAACAGCAGGTTCAGGTACAACTCATATTGATGTGGATGCTGTGGCATCAGATGCTGGTACAGGTGGCATGTATAGTATCTTGATTTACAACAACTCAGGCGACAACAACATTGATGTACAAGTTAGAAACAATGGTGCCAACATTGGTGTAGCCAAGAACTTGGATATTGGCATCAGAGCCATGGCCAGTGTATATGTTGTAGGTGGCTATGCGGCATGTGAGATCATGGACGCGGCCTAAAGGAAACCAACTTGGCTTATAAGAAATAATATGAGTGAGAAAACATTACCAGGTAGACCAAGAATAGAAATTGATCTTGAATTGGTCTATGCCCTAGCAAAGATACATTGTAGTGTCAATGAGATTGCCAACATCTTGGGTGTCAGCAAGGACACCATCAATCGTCGATGTGGTGACATCATGGACAGAGCCAAAGACGAAGGACGCATGAGCCTACGCAGAGCACAGTTCCATAAGGCCATCAATGAAGGCAATGTTGTTATGCAAATCTTTCTAGGTAAGAATTGGCTTGGACAAAGTGATAGTCCTGTATCAAATTCCAGCAGTAAGATTTTACCGTGGACAGATGAAGTGGATGCCACAATAGATAATGAGCAAGAAGATTTACAAATTAGTGATAGTGCTAGAAGTGTTATCAAAGCAGAAGTAGAAGCAACCATAAGTGGTGACATAGAGGAAACTAATTCAAATGAGTGAACGAGACAACTTAGAAACACATGTGGACCTTTGTGTGCTACGATTTAATCAACTGGACCAACGCATGAGCAAAATAGAACAACAGGTCAAAGATCTCAACATAGATCTACAAGACCTAAAAGATGAAAATCGCAAGGGCTTTGCTGAATTAAAAATGCTGATTGAACAAAAATCTAGTGGTAGTCATCAAAGTCTGATTGCTGCCGCTGGTACCATTATTGTGGCCTTGATAGGATTCTTAGGCTATCTTATTATACATATCAAATGAAACTTCGCAAGCCTGGAGATAACCTCCCACCCTTGGAACCCCAGCCACGCCGGATTCCAAGAAAACCTGAGCCCTCTGAATGCCATTAAGCCCTGCACAACAGATCATTGCCGCGGATCCACATCGCCACATTGTAAGTGTGTGCGGTCGTAGATTTGGCAAAAGTTTTCTTAGTATGCATCTGATGGCCAAGACAGCAAGATATCCAGATCAATTGGTTTGGTACATTGCTCCTACATATCGTATGGCACGACAGATCATGTGGAAGCCATTAAAGAAGAGATTGCTCAGTTTGAATTGGGTTGCCAAGGTCAATGAAACTGACATGAGTCTGATACTGCACAATGGCAGTGAGATATGTTTACGGTCAGCTGACAACCCTGACTCATTGCGTGGTGTTGGTCTCAACATGGTAATTTTTGACGAGGTTGCTGACATGGACCCAGCTGTATGGTATGAAGTGATCCGTCCCACACTTAGTTCAACACAAGGTAAAAGTGTTTTCTTGGGCACTCCAAAAGGTATGAACTTTTTAAAAGACCTATATGATCAAGCCGCAATAGCACCAGATGCATGGAGCAGTTATCAATTTACCACGCTTGAAGGGGGCAATGTTCCCCCAGAAGAATTAGTGGCTGCTAGACGAGACTTAGACGAACGCACATTCCGTCAAGAATATCTAGCCACATTTGAACAGTATGCAGGTTTAATTTACTATGCATTTGGTAATGCCAACATACACGAAGTAGAGCCCTTACAACCCCGTGAAACCTTATTGGTGGGGCTTGACTTTAATTTGGATCCACTTGCCGCAGTTATAGGTGTGCGTCGTGGTGAGCAACTACACATCTTGGATGAGATGGCCATAATGGGTGCCAACACATATGACTTTTGTGAGGAACTTAAACGCAAGTATCCCGATCGTCGCATTGAAATATTTCCAGATGCGTCAGGTCAAAGTCGTCGTACAAGCAGTAACACCACTGACCATGCAATTCTTGCCAATAATGGCTTTACAGTAAGAGTTGGAAGAACAAACCCAGCAGTACTAGATCGTATTGCCGCTGTTAATAGCAGACTATGCAACAGCAATGGCCAACGCCATATTACCATAAGTAAGAGTTGTAAAAACCTTATAAAGACCTTGAACAGTCAGACCTATAAAGAAGGAACACGCTTGCCTAGCAAAGACGGGCTGGACCACCATGGGGATGCATTCGGCTATTTGGTAAATTGGTTCTGGCCTATTAAACGAGAAGTTGATATCTCTAGCCAACCAACCAGTTACGGTGTTTGGTAAAATCTAAGGAAAGAAATTATGTTATCAGTAGAACAGTTAAAACATGTGCATTCAACTTTTAGTCGCAATGCATCAACATGGGACTACCTTGCTAGATCAGCCGCAGGTGGACAAGAATATCGCATAGCTGGTTATTTGAGAAAATATTTAAATGAAGATCAAGCCCCAGGCGGTAATCAATATGCACAACGCTTGGTTTCAAATGCTCTTGACAACCATGTTCAAACAGTTGTCAATGTATATCGCAGTTACTTGTTCCGCACAAGTCCCACACGCAAACTTGGCTTGGCTGGAGACTTCTCCAGTGCTGAAGAATTCATTCTTGACTGTGACATGGATGAAACCTGCTTGGATGACTTCCAACGCAATGTAAGCGATATACTTTCAATTTATGGTAATGCTTGGATCTGTATAGATCGTCCTGCTTATCAAGCGCAAACCATGGCCGAAGAACACATGCTGGGCATTCGTCCTTATGCCACACTTTTTACACCCATGCAGGTGCTAGACTGGAAGTATGAACGCACAGTGAGTGGGCGCAACGAATTGGTTTATGTTAAGATTCGTGAAGCCAGTTATGACACTTATGATGTTATTCGTGTTTGGACACCAGATGTTGTTTACATGTATGAAGTTGAGCGTGAAAGCAAGCCCACAACATATCGTTCCACGGGTGAAATCAACACACAACCAGTGGAAAGTCTTGTTGATTTGAACTTTACAAGAATCATTCGTTCAACAGAGTATATCAATCCTTTGGCTGCTGTTCCTGTGTTTTGTGCCTACAATGGACGCAAGGTTCAAAACGGTTATGGTACCAGTGACATTGCTGATGCCGCAGATCACCAAAGAGCCATTTACAATTTGACCTCAGAATTGGAACAAAATATTAGAGTATCAAGTCATCCAAGCCTGGTAAAAACTGCTGACACTCAGGCCGCCGCAGGTGCTGGCAGCGTTATCAATGTACCAGACAACTTGCCTGGTGATTTGAAGCCATACTTGTTGCAACCTTCAGGTGCCACTGTCAGCAGTATTCTTGAAGCAATTGATTATCATAAAACAGCCATTGACCGCATGACACATTTAAGTGCTGTTCGTGGTGACAAGACACAATCAGGTGTTGCTCAAGAAGCTGATTTTTTGGTGTTGAATAGTCGCTTGGCAGACAAAGCAGCCACACTGGAAAAGACTGAAAAGAAAATATGGAACTTGTTCTTTGCTTGGCAAGGATTTGAACCTGCGGCAGATTTTGAAATTGAGTATGAAACCACATTCAGTATTCGTGATGCTCAGCGTGAATTAAATCAGTTGGCACAGGGTATGAGCCTGGTTGATAATCCCATGTACCAACTGAGTGCAAAGCAAGCCATTGTTGCAATCACCTTAGATGATGATGAAAAGATTGAAGTGATACAAGAGGACATTGGTCAGCAGATGGATCCAAGTCTAGCCATGCTTCTGGTTCCAACTGAAACTGATGAAGAGAATTGAAGAGTCAGACCTTTTTCTGGCTCTTTTATTGACTAAATAGAATACGCTGACTAACAGCACAAAAATTAGGAACAATCACTGTGGATCAAAATACACAGGTTAATGTAGATGCCGCTGTTGATGGGCAACTGGCAACTTCTACTCAAAACCAAACAACAACCCAGCCAAGTAATGAACGCACATTCACACAGAGTGAATTAGATGCAATTGTTACTAAAAGACTTAGCCAACTTGAAAAGAAGTTTTCAAATGTCGATGTTAATGAGTATCAGGAACTGAAGTCTCTTAAAGAGCAACAGGACACTGAAGCAGCCATTAAGCGTCAAGACTTTGAGAAGGTCCTTACAAGCGTCAAGTCTGCCGCAGAAATTAAGATTACTGCACTACAGAAAGAATTAGAGATTATCAAAATTGACGGAGCCCTTATAGCAGAAGCCAGTTCAAGGAAAGCAGTTGCACCAGATAAGGTTGCCGCTTTACTAAGAAACCAGCTGAAACTCACAAGTGAAGGCCGAGTTGAAGTAGTTGATAAAGAAGGAAATGTTCGTTACAATGCTGACAAAGCTACTCCACTTGGGATTAGTGAATTAGTAGACGAGTTTCTTAGAGAGAATTCATTTTTTGTGGCAGCAAATCCTGCAGGAAGCGGTTCACGCAACGCAGGGCAAGAGTCCAGCGTTACGAATGTAGACCTTACAAGCTTGGATATGAAACGAGCGGATCACCGTGAATTATATCGTAAGATGAAGGCTGCAAAAGGATAATAATTTTTAAGGATATTTTAAATGTCAAACAATACAACAATTAACAGCGAATTATTCGCTAACCTCGTAGTAGAAGCGCAAGTTGCGGCTTATGAAAACTCAGTGATTCGTCAAATCGCTACAGTTTTTGATGCACCATTAAACGCTGGTAAAGTTCTACAAGTTCCAGTTTGGAGCGCAGTTGCTGCCGCTGGTTTAACTGAAGGTACTGCTCCAAGCAGTGCGGAAACAGGCACAAGTCAAATTGAAATCACACTAGGTGAAATTGGTGTTTACCACCAGATCACTGACATGTTGCGTGATAGTTCATACAGCAATGTTGCTGCCACACTGGGCGCACAGAGTGGTATGGCTGTTGCTGAAAAGATGGATGCTGATGCATTTGCCTTGTTCTCAGGATTTACAGGCGAAGCAGGACCTGGTGCTGGTGCTGAATTAACAGCCGCACACATTATGAAAGCTGCCGCAACACTACGCAGTCGTAAGGTCATGGGTCCTTACTACGCTGTTATTACTCCAGCTCAGGCCTATGCATTGAAGAGTGCGTTGACTGCTACTACTGCTTACACAGCAAATACCAATGTGGGTAACCGTGCATTAGATGCTTACTATGTTGGTACCCTGGGTGGTGTAACAATTCTTGAGTCAAGCTTGATTGCCATTGATGGTAGTGATGATGCTGTTGGCGCTGTATTTGCTCAACAAGGTATTGCTACTGCAATGCGTGGTACATTGACATACGAAGTAACTCGTCAAGCACAAAATCGTGCTAGTGATTTAATGATTACTGCGGTAACTGGTCAAGCAATTCTACAAGCTGCATTTGGTATTAAATTAACTGCAGATTCAGCAATCTAAAAATAGACATGGGCTAGATGACTAGCCCTGTCACAAGGAAAACATATAATGCCTTTTGCAACCAATAATGATTTAGTAAAATACTTTCCCACAGCTATGGACCATGGGGTTGCTGATTGGACTAGTGAACTGACACAAGCGCAAGGGGATGTTGAATTGCTGGTTAAGACTCGTTGGTTTAATATTGAGTTTGGTGGTACTAATACTAATCGTGTTAGTCCATCAGTACCTGTATATAATCCAGCGTTATTACTGGCAAGTCAATGGACCCGTGCAACGGTTTACCGGGCTTTGAGTGTTTATATTCTACCAAAACTTTCTACCTTTAGGCCAGAAGGTGACGCTTTCCGTGAGCAATTGAGTTTCTTTCAAAATCGTTTTGATGAGGAATTCAACATGCAATTGGGATCTGGGGTAGGATACGACTTAGACAGCTCAGGAACCATAACCAATAACGAGAAATTCGCTATTGCCCAAGATAGGTTATACAGATAATGAGTAATAGAGAATTGATCGCCCGCAATGTTGTTGAAACTTTAAAGAATCAGCAAAGTGTTAGATTTGGAACAGTGACCAGAGATCCTGGTATTGCTATTCAAGACCTAGCACAGACTGCTTTCCCAGCAGTTATTGTGGAATCTGGTAATGAAACCAGATTAGATATTACAACCAGAGGACCCACAGCTACCCGCCAAAGTATTATGGAAGTAAATATCAGTGTGTGGACCAATTCAACTAACTCTGTAGATTCATTCCGCAATGATTTAGTTGCGGGCATTGAAGATCTATTAGAATCTGATAGAAGCCGCGGTGGTAATGCAATTGATACACAATTGGTTAGTGTCACAACTAACAATCAGGAAACAGCACCATATTTTAGTATGGAGTTAGTATTTGAAATTCAATATTTCTATACAAAAGGATAATTTAAGGAAAATATATTATGTCAGCAACAGCAGGCCGTAATGGCGAAATTAAAATCATTCTTCCAACAGCAGACTTAGGCGCACCAGCGGGCACAGCCACCGTTTTGGGTCAAGTTCGTTCATGGAGTGTTGATGATTCAGTAGATACACTAGATACTACTGTTATGGATGGCGCAGCAAGTGGATTCATCTTCCGTGATACAATTCCAAGTTTTAAAACTTGGACTTTGACTGTAGACTTTATCTATGACGCCGCAGATGCAAGTCAAGTTAAAACTACTTTCAAAGCAGGTAACGATACTACAGTTTTGTTGTACCCAGCAGGTGAATTAGCAGAAGACTTTGAAGGTACTGGTCTAATTACTGCAATTAGCCGTTCAGCATCATTTGATGGACTCATTGAGTGCTCTATGACAGTTGAAGGAAAAACTGCACTAGTGTTTACACCAGCGTAATAAGGAGCCTATATCATGGCAGCTAAATCAGGAAGAAAAGGACAGCTTAAAATAGCTGTGGCCACAGCAGTTGATGGAACACCACCTGGCACACAGAATATTTTAGGTCACCTACGCAATTGGACAATTGACCAAAGTGCGAATATTCAAACTGTTGAAACTGCTTCTATGGGTAACTTTGACTCTTGGAACGAGAGCTATCTCTTGTCCAAGAGTTGGTCAGGTAGTTTTAGTGGGCTCTGGGATGCTGATAATACAGCATTCATTGATACATTGACAATTGGTAGAAATGCCAGTATTACATTGTATCCAGACTCCTCTGTGCTTGGTGAAAGTTTCACAGGAAGTGGAGTTATCAACAGTATTGCAACCACAGCCGGTTATGATGGTATGATAGAAATATCATTCAGTATATCTGGTAATGGCGCTTTGACAGTAACGGATTAAAATAGTCTATGGCACGATCTGTAACAGCAGTTTTAAAAGAGCTACGCAAGGATGTTGCCACTGACTATTCTAAGATGACACAGGAGCTGTACCAGGAAATTGTGAGGACAACCCCACGAAGATCTGGTGCAGCCTCTCGTGCATGGACTAGACCAGGCCCTGTCAGGAATGATAACTATAATACACAGGTGACGACAAACTCGTTACCGTATGTTGAGTCTCTTGAAGAGGGTCATAGTCGGCAGGCACCCCATGGATTTATCCAACCTGCAATTGATAAAATCACAAGGAAATATAACAAATGAGTAAAGTATTAGATAGTGCAAAAGCACACTTTAAAGAAATTCTTGCTGGAGGTTTAAAAGGCCCTATTCATGTAAAAGAATGGGACACAAACATTTATTACAAACCAGCAACCAGTTTCTATCAAGAAAGTAAGATTGTAGAATTAACAAGTCAAGGTAAAACGGTAGAAGCTTTAGTAGAAGCTCTTATCATGCGTAGTCTTGATGAAAACGGCTCTCCAGTGTTTAACAAAGCAGACAAACCAGACCTAATGCGTAGTGTGGACCCACAGGTTATCATGCGTGTCATGGGCGAAATGAATGACCCTGATCATCAGAACTCGATTGAGGAAGGCCTGGGAAACTAAAAAGCGATAGTGAACTTCAGTTCATATTCTTCCTGGCACATGAACTGAAAAAGACTATCGCTGAAATCTATGCATTAAGTGCAGTAGAAATTCGTGCGTGGAATGAATGGTTTATTTGGAAAGCTGAAAAAGACAAGGCTGACATGGAGCGAGCCAAACGCAAATGATAAGGAGCCCAGGGCTCCTTATCTTGTATTTAGAGTCATACACTAAATACATTCAGTAAAGGACAAAAGACGATGGCAAACTATTATGACATTATAGTACGAGCGGTTGACAACTCAACTCGTACTTTTAAAAATGTTGAAAACGGACTCAAATCAGTTCAAGCTCGCACAGAGGATGTCAATCGACGACTAGGTGAAATGACAGGGGGCTTGACCAAAGCAGGTGCTGTTGCCGCTGCCGCCCTGGGACTAGCCGCTAGATCAGCAATAACATATTCTGCCAGCATCAATGATGCCAGTGAAACAACTGGTGTTGCTGTTGATCAAATTGTAGCTCTATCACAGGCCTTGTCAGTCAATGGCGGTGACGCTTCAAAAGCCACACTGGGCATTATTAAATTTAACGAAAGTTTAGGTGACGCACGAAAAGGTGCTGGACCAGCAGCCAGCGCACTCAGTGCTCTGGGACTCAGTTACGCTGAGATTCAAGTATTATCCACAAGTGAAGTATTTGCTCGTGCCATGCAAGGACTGGCTGGTATTACAGATGAAGCCCTTCGTTCTAAACTGGCAGTAGACTTATTGGGCAAAGCAGGTAAAGGTGTCAACTTCAAAGGCATCGCAGGTGAAATGGCAAGAGTTACACCAGAAGCACAAAAGTCAGCAGAATCCATTAAAAAAATAGGTGAGGCCAGTGATAAACTCAGTGCCACTTGGGTTCGCTTTCAAGGTCGTGTAGCACAAACATTAGGTCCTATTGCAGACGCATTTAATAAACTAAGTGATCAACAAGTTGATGGACTAGTAGATTCAATCGCAAAACTTGCTGTTGCCATTGTAGGCTTGACAGCAGGTATAAAAGCATTTGAAATAATAGCCAAAGTAATTGGTGTCTTGAGTGGCGGGTTCTTATTATTT